GGTTTGCGTTTCTTTTTAGGCTTAGGAGCTTCCTCACCTGGGATAGGTGGTTCAACTGCCTCATATTTGATAACTGTAGGCACTTCCTCGAATAGGTAAGATAGTCCAATAGATTGGTAGTACTTCACCTTGCTCATGTCAATCTTAGCCACTACAATAGAACGCTGTCCTAAGATGCGATCATATACTCTGACAGTTTTGTCAATGTATTCTGTTTTAATTTTAAAGTTGCTCATATTCTTTAACTATTATAAATACTAAATATAGTGCTAAGGTAATGCTTGATAACTTAAATAGCAAATATGTGTTTTCATTCCACAGTGCCATTACTACTCCAAAGGCCATTATGTAAGTCATTAAGCCTAAAAAATTAGCATTCCTCATACCTATATTGTATTTGATTTATATTTTCTTTAATTTCTTTAATCAGGAAGTAGGCAGATGTACTGTTAATGTTAAAATACTTAGCGAGTGCAGTCTGAGTTGAGTGCCCTTTGTCATAATATGCCTCAAATACTATCTTTTTTATCCTGTCTTTTTGCTCTGTTCTGTATATCTCAACAAGAGCCTTTTTAAAGTTGTATCTATCTTCTATCTCAATTTTGTGCTCAAGGTCTGTAGGGTCATCAATGACATCCATTGTGTACTCTTGAGACCTGTACAAATCTTGTTTCTTAGTCTTAGAGCCTTGAGTCCAGATAAGATCACACTTAATAGTGTTTAATAGATAACTCTTAGCCTTATCCTCTGTCATATCTTGAGCATTGAGTCCTGCACAGTGTAGGTAAGCATTGTTAATAACTGCATCTGCATCTATTGAGGTTGGTATATTGAGCACATCTAAGAAATGTCGAGTGTACTTGAGCACCTCAAGGTAGTTGTGAGAGAGATATCTATCCAAGTGCTCCTTCATACCATTGAGTGAAGTCTTTGAGCCATACCTTCCTGCGTACTGATGCACAGAAACACTCCTTATCTCTTTGCCCTGTGACTCTATTTTTAACGTGTTGTAGTTGTATAAGGCTTCTCTTAGTGAGCACCTTCTCCTCAGGTTGATTGAGGATGGTTTCTATGAGTTGTATATCAGTTTGTTCAAGCATACAGCTGTGAGTGATGTTGCACATGCAATAGTGAATGATTGTGAGTAGGCCCAAGTCCCCCAGAAGCTGAGACACTTCCAGCAGCCAAGTGAAGTATGTAGCCAATCTGGGAGGTTGAGCTTGTTATCTATATAGTTCTGTAATGGTTCAAAGTGAGTGAACCACCAGGAGATTACTAATGGAGTTAAATATCCTATCATGGTGCTAAGATAATAAAAGTTATTAACATGACAAAGGAGAGCTGTTACACTCTCCCTTGTTGGCTGCCGAGCCTCAGTTGTTAATCTTATCAAGTATCTCTTGAGGGGTGTAATACTGCCCTTCAATGTAAATCATTATTCTTACTAAGTAGTTCATAGTAATTTTATTCTATTATAAACTAAATCTCCGTTATCTAATCTCCAAGGATATTCAATAGCTGTGTATTTTTTCTCTTTAATGCTGTATATTGCAAAATCAATAGGGTCAGGTGCAAATGATATAGGAGCTGAATAATCAATATAGGTAAAAGGAATTTTAATAAAATTTCCATAATGTTCCTTCTCTATTTTTATGCTTTCTTCAATATGCTTTCTAAAATATTCAACTATTTTAGCCTCTGTTTCTGTTTGTTTTGTATTCATTTCATCAAGTATTTAAACACCTTATCATAAAACTTACCTGTGACCTCGTTGCCATGCATGAAGCGGTACATCTGGAATTTATCCACACCAACATCCTCTGCAAGGTGAACAACTTTATACCTCCTTGATAGCTTATCAAACAGCTCAGCTCTTATTGAGTCAGTAAGTGTCTCACCATCTTTGATGTACACAGTCTTAGAACGGGAAGCCATCATCATCATTATTTGTTGTTTGAGCCGCTTGACCTATGATTTGCACCTTCCATGCATCAAGAGTATTGTAATACCTCCCATTGAACTCCCTGCCTCTCACATTGTATGATACTTCCACTTGCTGACCTACACCTAATGACTCTAATACGTCCATCTTGTCATTGACTGTTTGGAATAGTATATCCTGTGGATACTTTTCATCTGGGGTTGTTACCACGAACTCTCTCACTGAGAACTTATCACTGATCACTTTGATCGGATTGATGAGCTTGATAGCTCCTTTGATTGTTGAATCTGACATTGTTATTGTATTATATTACTCTCTCAGGGAACGCTATCTCTGGAGTAGTTTGGTTAATAATTTCATCGGCTACTATGTTAGCATAAGCAACTGCAATCTCATGGTCTGAGCTGTATATTTGATGCTCAATGTCCATACCGTTTCTAATTTGTTCCATTCTTACCGGATTTGTAAGGAATGCAGCCACTAACTGAGTGACTATTTGTGTTCTTGTTTCCATTATTTATTATTTAATTCATTTACATATTGAGCATAATATTCAGAGCATGCTATTAATCTCTCTTTAATCTGTTCTTCAATGGCTGTATCTCTCTCATATCTTAACACAGTTACCCTATGGTGTGCAGGTATGTGCTTGACCTTATGGATTGATTTGTTATCCCAATCAGTGAGCAGAGTATCATCTGTATCATACATGGTGTACACTAACTCAAATGATGGCCTATCATAGAGCCACATGTATGCTCTACCCTGCCACTCATAGTCTGAGTTCTCACCTTCTGATGGTGTTGCCGGGAAGGTTTCTAATGACCAGGAGCTCTTGATGTCAATGATCACCTCATCAAGTAAGATGTCACAACACCCTGACATTAGCTCATTAGTTACTCTGATTGTGTTCTTACTGTACTTTTTAGTGAAACGAACATCATTGAGTAAGTCAATACCATCCTGCTCCCAATCAGTTCCTTTAATCATTGGCTTAGTCTTAATGTCTGAGCTATATCCAAAAAAGTCCTGCTTAGCAATTTTTCTAATCTCAGACTTAGCAGTCTCAGATAAGAGCTCAGACTTACTCCTGGAGTTAGTCATGAGCTTACCTAATTGTGATGGACGCCATTTCATAGTTGTGCCTCCTGTTCTTTGGTTAAATAAAACTTAGCTTTCAACTCCTCAACTGTGAACTCATTAGCCTTAATCTTAGCAAGAGCATTATTGAAACGTTCAGTTGACAATGACTCTTTTTTAGTCTCAGTTGGTTGCTCCTTAGATGCCTGTTGACCATCATCATCCACTGCCTGCAATGAGAGAGCACTTTGAAGGGTGTAACGTCTGTAGTAAGTGATTGCACTACCCATTTGTTGTGGTGTGATACCTTGAGGTAAGTCCATACATGACTCGAGCATTGCACCTGAGTCAATATCTACTATCTGAGTACACACACTGTTACCTTGGATAGGTTGAATAAGTAGCAAGCCATTCTCTAAGAGTACAGGCTCAACAGTGCTAAGGATAGCATTAAGGTCAGCGTACTTTGAGTGATGACTCATAGCGTTCTTAGTTACCTTACCAATGGCTAACTTTGCCCTGTGTAGTTTTTGGTGTAGAGTCAAGGTGTTACCTAACTCATTCAGCTCCTTGATTTTCTCAGTAGCTGTTTTGATTTCTTTTTCCATACTGTTTTTATTTATTGCATCAAAGTTAATAAAAGATTGCATAAGTACAAAATAAAGTTATTAACAATTATCTGTTGATTCATTATTTATACCCTTAACAACACACTTGTACTTCTTATGATACCTCCTGTAGTTGATCACTTCTTTTGGGTATGGTAGTTTGATCCTATACTTCATAATTCTCTATCTCTTTTTTAATATCAAGCAGCCATTGATGAGCCAAGCTGCCCTCATTGATATACAAGGCATTTCTAAAATCAATCATCTCATTTATAGCTATCAATGCACATTCTTTAACTGAGTGCATATTAGCAAAGTATTGTGTTTCAGACTCATCAAATCTGACAGCATATTGATACTTATCCATTAACTCTTTTGCCTTATCTTTTGCACTCATAATCCTAATGTAAATTGTTCATACCACTCAACAAAACTATCAAAGTCTCTCACAATAATATACACACCGCCTGCCCTTTCAATGGAGGCTTGATATTCCTTTTGAACATCTGACTGTCTGTCTTTTCCATATTTTATCTCAATCTTAACTGACCGCCCTCTGATCGTGGCAGATATGTCTGCAGTTCCTTTGGTTGACTGTCCGGGTGTCCATTTGCCCGGTAACTGTTTTGTGTGTGCCATGATGCCAGATCCAACCTGTATCTTTGCTCCTTCCCTGTACTGACCTTGAGATGATATTCTCTCAGCTTGACCGCCCATGAACTGTATCCATGCAATGACACACTTTGTCAAGGCATTGGCTGAGTTATCTGTCCAATCAGTCTTTGGTATGTATGCCTCTGGCATGTTAGGATACTTCTGTTTCAACTGCTCCATCATAAGAGCATTGAGTTTGTCTTTGTTAATTCGTTTCATGATATTAGATATAAAATTTGATCTATTTTTGATACTCCTTTTGGCATGTGTCCAAACCATTCAGGGTTGCAATTTTCAATAATCTTGAGTGTCTCCTTTTCCAAATCTCTAAGTCTATTAATTTCCTCCTCGTATCCTTTAATGATATTAATATAGGATTCATTGAGGGATCTCTGTAACTCAATCTCAATTCGTAATTTTTCATTACATTCTGATATTCTGTTTTCAAGTAGTTCAATTTCTGTTTGGTCAATATCATCATTTGTAATCTCTTCTCTTTTATCTGATTCAAGTTCTGCAATTCTATCGTTAATTGATTTAAGTTTTTCTTTTTGATTTCGTATTTCTGTTGTATAATAATTTTCTGTTTCTCGTAATTTATTCTCTCTCTGTCCTCTCTCTCTTGATATTTGATCCCTAATTTCTGCAAGTTTTCCCTCTCCGTTTTGTATTCGTCTTGTAATTTCACTAATTTCTGTAACTCCAATGATATTATCTCTTTTAAAGATTTGATTTCCGTTTTCATCAATGTAAATTTTAAATGTTAATATTTGATTTTGTTCTATAAAATCTTGTTTTTTTTCACTTATATCACTTGTTTTTATTATCTCAATGACACATGGAGTGCCACATGGAAGGTTAGCCAGGACATCTGCTCTGAATTTACTGTCTATAATTCTAATTTCTTCCTTTGGATTTATTAAAAATACCTTGTAATCATTGATATTTATATACTGTTTTACAAGTATATCATATTTAAATTGCTTATGCTCAAATGATTCTGAGTCTTTGTCATGAGAATAGTCATAATCAATACCATTTATCTTAACCACTTGATTTGATAATGTCCTCCAATGATTAATCTGTTTTGACAAATTACATAATAAATTTAATTCAATCTGTAATCCTGGATCTAAATACCATTTTCTATTGTCAAGTTTTACAGCCTCCTCAATTGAAACAATATTACCAA